AACACAATAGTACAAATAGAAAGAGACGATAATGCAAATACAAATAAAACAATCCATGTTATAATATAGACAGTGAAAGGAAAACGAAAACCTTTCAAATATGATGTGATGGGAGATAGAGGAGGATGGAGAAAAAATTGTTTCTATTATTGAAATGGGAGGAAAATGAAGCGTATGACAGAACATGACGTACCAATGATTGACATTGAAGAATTAACAGACCTTGACAAATTAAAAACTCATTGCATTTATTCAACTGATTTTGAAGATTTGGCAGAAACGAAACAAACGGAAATTTATAGTTATTGTAAAATGAATGTGTACTATCCGGCTTGTAGAGCAAACCTTAAACAAATCAGAATTGCAGTTACGCGAATTTATTTTAGAAATCTTGGTTTAAATTATTAAAATAGTAGGAGAGATGATTATGACATTCAAAATCACAATCAAAGAAGTTCATGAAGCGGTTGTAGAAATTGATGCAGAAAACTACTATGAAGCCTTAGCAAAAGTTGAATCCGATTACTGGGAGAATCCAAACGATTATTTACTCGAACCGAAAGACACCACATTTGAATAAAGGAAGCCCCTCCGTTTGGAGGGGCTTTATCTTTACCATTGATTTGTTGAAAGCATAAAACGAACGTTAATCCGTTTATTATTTACACTGTCTGGTGTTGGGAAGATGTCAGCGAGATAAACTCGAATAGACTTGTCAGGGCGAATAATCATAGATTGGGCGGCGATTATAGCCGTTGATTTAACTGTGTCAAGCCCTGTAAGTACACACCCTGCGGCAACCACTTTATTTTCGCCGGGGTTAGGCATTCCAGCGATATTCAGCGTACCGATAGATATATAGCCATCACTGGGAATAGCACTAGAGATATTTTGAATAAACACTCCGGAGCCGTACACATTCAGAAGTTTAGTACCCGCTTGATATTCACCCGTCATTGTGATGCTACTAAAGATATTCGCCGTAGGGGTGGCAATAGTTCCGCGTGTCCAGTTCAAAGACGTAAGAATATTTTGAACCGCCGTGTTAGCCTGCGCCGCGCTAGTGGTAGCGGCGTTCGCCGCCTGCGACGCGGCTTCCGCTGTCGTTTTCGCACCAGATGCATTGTTATTCGCGGTGTTAATATTGGAGTTAGCTGTTGTTGCCCAAGTGTCAATTTTTTCCATGTCCTCATTGTAATCGGTCAGCCAGTCGGGTTTGTCAGTGCCGACGAATTGGGAAAGGTCAAGAGTAGTTGTTTTGTTTGTGCTAGCCATAATAATTTTTCTCCTTTTATTTAAGTTTTAGAGTTCCAAGCGTAATTGTACGCTGTCCAGTTTTTAGCGGTATAACCATTTGCGGTCAAGTCAAGTGCTTTATATTCGTTTGCGGTTAGTCCGCTTGTTCTTAACTGCTGGGTTAACTCGTTCATAGCTTGTTGCGTAGAAGTAAAAACACCTGTGATTGCAGAATACACGCCGTAAACAAGTTTATGCCATATGAAGCGCGCGGCGGTTGCATAGTCAAAAGCGGTAATGTTATAAGCCTTATATTTTGTCGCGGTCAAACCCAATTTTGCGTACTCATAAGCTGTAATTCCAGTCTGCCGCACTCCTGCATACATATCATTTAAAGTATTCTTTAAACTGTCCATTTTATTGTACACAGGGTTGTTGATAATCGTTTCGTCTCCAAGTCGGTTTACAACTTCTTCCAATTTCTGGTTGACAATTGTAATCAGATAATTATAGAAAATTTCATTATTTTTGTTAACCGTATCAATTATTCCAACGATTTTTTCATTAACTTCCTGCGTAAATTGTGCATACTGATTTTCCAGATTGTCGATTTTTCCATCTACTGAACTTTCAAAATCTTCAATATCTTTAATAATCGAATTTAGTTGTTCAGTCACATAATCTTTAACCCATTCTTCGGTTACAGGTGTGTACGTGTTTAAAGTGGCTATCACTTCGTTAATTGCCCCCTGCAATTTACACAGCGCGTCATAATAGGATAGCGCATCAGCATAAGCAGACGGCAAAGCGGGGGTACAGCATCGAACTACATTTAGAAAATCCATCTTCTCACCTCCTTTAATAAAGTTTCATAAAGCAGTTTTGTATTTCCGGGTTGTTTATAATCTCCATGTCAATATTCAAGAATGTTTCCCGGTAGTCTTTCAACAGTTCACTTAAATTATGGTACATGTTTCCGCGTACTTTCTTCTCAAAATTTCGGTCACGCTTCTGTAAATTGTTTGCCGTGGAAGATGCAGAAGAATCGTTCAAAGTTGCAGACGTTAAATATTTTCCATCTGCAATAGCGCCATTATCAAGCAACCCTTGAGGGGTATCGCTGTAAAGACTTTTTCCGTCTGCCGTGTCAGTGCGGCTGCCGTCGCTTTCAACGTTTTCCAATTCCATGTTTGTTTCGGTATAATTGTAAGCATTCAGCGGGTCAAAATCAAGCTGTGCGCTCTTGTAAAGCTGATTGTAATACGGCATTATTTCACCCATTGTGCGGTTAAGATAAAGTTTAAAAAGTCCCGCCGTTTCCGCTCCAATTTCTCTCATCCAGTAATGCATTATAATTTTATTGTTAAGCGATTCACGGTAATTTTCATCAAAAATAGGATAGTCCTTTAGCCCTACGTCATAACCATTTTGAATAAGCTGTCTTAACTCAACGGTGTAACTACTCATTTTCAATCTCACCGCCCATTTCCGGCACAATTGGAATTTCCGAATTAAATTCTACTGTCATATTAGTACCAAACATTTCATTTATTTTTTCGCACGCCTGTTTTCGTTCATACAGGTAGGATTCACGTATCATTTCGAGCGAACCAAACGGCGCGGCGGCTTCATTTGCAACAAGCCTTTCCCGTTTATCTGTGAAAGCTGAAACGACACCAAGGCTTGTCAACGCTTCGTTATAAATTTCCGTTTTCACGGATAGCAAATCGCGTGCAATAAACGGGATATCTAGGTTAATCGGCTTTATGCTGTCAAGATTTAAGGACTTATCACCGTAAATAAACGGTTGACCGCCGTCTAACTTCATAATTAAGTTTTTAAGCGATAATCTTTCTTTTTCGTTGCACGCAATGAAAGCCGAAAACTTTTGCAGATTTGCATTTGTTTCTGCATTGCGCTGAACTTCATATAGCTTGCGTGCATACTCATTTATAATGTAAGCATCACCAGTTCTTGCCATGTTATTAAAAATAAGCACACTGTTAGATTCATCCAGCATTCTAAAGGGAGTGCCATTTGCGGCAATTGCGCTTCGTTCAGACGGTACTCCGTACCAGTTGAGCGGGCCGGTGTATGCAACCCCCAGACCAAAAAATTGGTCTAGACTATCTTCATAAAAAACCAGCGCTGAACCTTGTGTAATGAGCATCAATTCGAGGTATCGAATATCAATTCCTTTTGGCACATTTTCCCATTTAAACCGGGCCAGTGCAATATTTAGCAATCGGATTGTGTATTCGTTGTATGTCACATTATTTAAAGCGAGAGAATCAAAAAACTGATAATCTCTACCGCCTATTCCTTTTCTTGCCATTATCACACCCTCCTAAATAATAGAATTATCAAGAGCATAATTCTTGATATCGTTTGTATGCCAAAAAGTAACGCCCGTTTCAAACGCTTGTTTAATCCGGTTGTGCGCTACAACCGGGATATCGTCAATTAAATTAGCGTCAACGCATTTCACGAAATTCCATGAACGGCGGCCATACAAGTTAGGCACTTTTGATTGAAGTGTCTTATAACCGTACATTGTAAAATAATCGTCAATGCGTTTCGCATATTCATAACGAACGCATTTCGGAAACATGTAAAAATACCATTGACCATTTGCAAAGAAAGAATTTGAAGAAGCGGTATTTCCTCGTGCACTATCAGGTATTATTTTATGTTCTTCAATTGTGACAAGAGTATTTGCTATTTTAGTTGCCGCGCCAACAACACTTTCAGCCGCTCCCGAAAAATCCCCGGTAAAAACTCCAACACCCGCCCCAACAGAACCGCCAACAATTGTTGTTAAAGCGTTTAAGTTCATCCCCATTTGGTTTTGAGCATACCAGTTTTTAAAAGTGTCGTTCACCCATGAACAAACAGGGAAAGCAGGCATTGTTAATGATTCATCAAGTGATATGTTAAGACCTTTATAATTCAACGGTGCACATACGATAGGAGCAGAACCGCCAAGGGAACTAAACAACACAAACGGGCCGTTCAGTCCGTGTGCTTCAAAATCAAAAAACTCGTAACGGTATTCTTTGCCGCTTGCGCCAGAACCGTACAATTCCAAAGCTCTATATGGGTATGTGTATAATTTATTGTTTTTTGGCGTGTAGCCATCGAGTGGAGCAAAAACGTTTAACAGTTTGTTACCGTAGATTCTTTCTGAACCCATGCCCGACACCCAACCATAGGAAACAGAGCCGGGGAATATATTCAGAAGTTCAAGCGGATACATGAACATTGAGACAATGGCATCACTTTTACCTCTTTTTGCATATTCATCAACCATTGTAATTGCCTTGTCAACCCGTTCTTTTTTCGCGTAGTAATAAGATAACCCTGTAAAAGTGTTGTCCAGTAAACTAGAAGTCGGTACACCGTCTAGTCGTTCCGAAACAGCTATAATTATACCCGGTGTAAAATCATATACAGTGCCATAACCACTTGTAATATTTTGATTGTAAACATATTCCCCCGTTTCCAGATTTTCGGGTACAAGATTATTTCCAAATGTATCGTCATTTGTATGTTCACGCTCAACAAACGATATTTTTAAAGTATCATCAACAAACCACGTTTGAAAAACATCCTGTTCAAAATACACGTCACTTTTGTTTTCGTTCTGGAAGCGAATATCTGTAATAAAATTAAAGTACCAGCGGTTGTTATTTCGATAATACATGTAATTGCAGTTTGCAATCGTTTCATAATTTGCAGGAAACGAAACAAATTTATCGTCACGCTGATAAGTTGCACCGTCAAGTGTCGCAACAATTTTTGCGGAAAGAAAAGAAAGACGTTCTTCCATATTCTGGAACAATCTAACGTGCGCATAATCATTTCCCCATGGGATGCCTGCACACAGATAAATTGTTGTATTGGGATTTATTGCCATTTTCTTCTCCTTTTATATTTGCCGGGCGGTATTACCCGCCCGGCTATAAGCATTTATCCTTTAGTTGCGGTTGCTGTGCCAGTTTTGGATTTATCGAAAACAGAAGTAGCCGTAATAGTAATTGTGCCAGTTTCTGCTTTACCGAAATATAAATAGCCATCCCGCGCAATATTTGTGGTTGTATCGGTATTCCCACTGATACTCCACGTCACCCCCTGCGGGTACAGTCCCGTTCCAGTAACACTAACATTCATTTGAGTTCCAGTATCTTGTGCGTAATTCGTTGTCGAGGGTGTCACAGCAATTTCTGTAATTGTTGGAGCAGTCGTAACAAACGCAACCGCGTTTGCAAACGGACAAACTGCCATGATTCTCCAGTAGTGCGCCCAATACTGCCAATACAGGCCCTGCCCGTTCATATCGCGCGTAAACTTCTGCAAAGCGTCCCACACCGCATAGAAATCCTCATCAATCAGAATTGCGTGCGTATCCTGAATAGGAATTTCATCCACGACGATAACACGGTACTGAACTTTCGCGGGTTCAAGATTGAACAGGGTACTATACCCAAGCACGGCCAGATAAGCATCTGTGTCCGCGTCAATAATAAGAACCTGTTTTTCTTTCGGCGTTGCAGTAAGGACACCAAGGCTATTGTAATCCGAGCGCATAAAAGCCATCTTGTTAGAAACAGCTTTCATTTTCGCAAGCGCCATGTGCGCGGATGTATTATCCGTTACTTCATCAATTACTTCAACAGCGAACTTGCCAGCCGTGCCATACTGCGCAAGCAGATTTTTCATCGTGGTAAATTCATCCAGTTCCGCACCCGTGTACATAGCATTAAATACAGAACTGATAAAATCACTAAGGCCCTGCCACGACATAAAGGCCTGACGCAACATGTCATCGGAAATAGTTTGCTTATAAAATACCTGATAATTCAGCTTTGCAAAGGCGGTGTTGACATCGGGAATTTCACGCTTCATCCATTCTTCCTCGGCCTGTGCCGGGTCAAACTGGTGCGCCTTTGCAAGGTTGGTGTAAACCAGTTCCACCGTATCACCGTACTCAAGAATACCTTTTTTCAGAACACGCATCGGATTTGTGAACAAACGATACGTAATCCACACGCGGCCGATAAGATTTACAAGCGTATCTACAAAAGCGTTCTGCGTGGGCTGATAATCAAGCACCGCCGTACCAAATTCCCGAATATTATCTTGCGTAACCTGTGGGAGCCTGTTTTCAAAGCTGGGATTTTCCGCAACCATCTGCGCGCGAAGTGCGGTCAAAATCTGCGGTGCATTATTGGTTACATTTGTCAAAACTTTTGCACTTTTCATTTTTCAATTACCTCCTCATTAAAAATGGATTTAATTTTTTCCGTTTCGTCTTTGATGTCGTCGAAATCATCATCTTTCAAATCTTCAACGTGCTTTCTAACAGCATCACGGCCAGTCAAGACGCGGGTAACATAGTCGCGCTTAAAATCCCTAAACGCATTGGAAATTCCGTCCATTTTATCGGAAATTTCTTTCCAGTAACGTTCCATTCCCTCTTGCTCATCTTCACTATCGTGCAATCTGCGCAAATCTTCGCGCATGTCGTCCGTCATGCCGTCCTCACTATTGTAAAGACGGTCAATAAATTCACGGGCTTCGCTAAGTTTCATTTTTAGTTTTCTCCTTTCACTTTCAAGCTTGAAATAGCGTCTTTCAATTCAATGTACGCTTTCGTATTATCCGCAAGAGCATTTGTAAAATTTTCTTCACTTTCCGCATGCGCGTTCATCTGTTTGACATTCAGCCAAACAAAAACGCCACACATTACAATCGGAAATCCGAGTGTACTAACCATCTGTGTCATTACCGTGTAATCCATTTTCTCACACCCTTTTGTTAGTAAATTCGTTTGCCAGAATTTGAAAATCTGCAACAGTTTTCTGCGAATATAAAATGTTACAGCATTTTCTTACCCCTAGAAATATCCCATACATAATTCCCACTTCTTTGGCACTTGCTTTTTGATAGTTGTAATAACTTTCAATATAAAGTGCCTTCAATTTTTCACACATTGGGAAGCTCACTCAAATCTTTATTAAAGATTTTAAGAACTGCTACGTCGGTAATATCCTGCCAGTAATTCCAGCTTCCGAACTCCTGCACTTTGTTAAGGTCGTCAGGTTTTACGCGGAACTTTCTCTTATTGCCAAAGTATACATAATTTTCGGGGTCATTACTCGCGGGGCTGTTGATTGTATGCCCGTTTTCAGCGAAAACAACAATAAGCATATTTGCGGTAAAATCGGTCGGCATTGGTGGCTCACCTCCCCCGTATTCCACTTCATAACGCCCAACAATGTTAGGAAAACCATCTTCGGGCGTTACAAGATTATTTGTAATCCCTCGACCGACATGCCATTCTTCATGGCAATGTGGGCCGGTTGTATTACCAGTCATTCCGAAGTTTCCGATGGGAGTTCCGGCTGAAACAGAATCACCGACTTTCACAAGGCGTTCCGCGTGGTGTGCAGTCAGCACAGTGCGGTTAAGAGCCGGATAGTAAATCGCAATGAAATTTCCCCATGACCAGTTTCCACCCGTACCGTATTCGCTACGTACAACTTCACCGTCACCAATCGCCCGCACCATCGTGTCACCCATTACCCCGGAAGCATCCCGCGTGTTCCAGTCTTTACCACGATGAGAACCCCCGAAAACCTGTGTAACATTTACAAGTGGGTTAGCCGTAATCCAAGTTGTGTAAGCCATTGTTTTTCTCCTTTTAAATAATTATTTTCAACATGCTTTTAATTTCATGCTGAATTTTTTCATTTTCGTAAGCAAGTGTACCCGTTTCTAATGCTTCTTTTATTCTTCTGAAAAACGGGTGGCGTTCGTACTGCTTTACATACTGAATGGATTTATTTATGCTTTCTTTATCTGGTGTAAAAACCATTGTGTTATACGGGTCATAATCATATGAAATAATTGTCATACCTGTATCATAATCAAACCAGACACCGTATTTCTTGTCTTTCCATACAAGAGTAAAATAAAACCGTGTATTTTTTCCTTTTTTCATTATCTGTGCTTCATCATCCAAGTAGAATTTATTATCCACAGAATATTCTGCATATCCAAGAGCGCGAGACATTTGTCCGAACCTTGTATTTTCTTTTGCTCTTTTAAATTCCGCACTTGTCGGAACTACTTGTAAAAGTATGTTATCTCTTACAACTGCATTTTTATTTTTCGGAAGTGATAAATCCCATTGTATAAAATATGGGTTAGCCATTGAAATTGCGTTTCCAAGCATAAATAAAATTACATCGTCTCTCATTCGAGCTATCGTGTCATACAAATCGAATAAAAGAAAAGGTTCATTGCGCAAATAAGATGAATGCGGTTTATCTATAATAAATTCTTCAAAAATCAAATTTGAAATATCGGGAAAAGCACTTGATTTATAATCACTTGCTTTTGTCAGCGCGAAAGTGTACCCGGCTAATTCTTCGTTAATGTACCATTGTCCTCCGTCATACTCTATTTTCGTATCCGGAAAAACTTGATTTTTAATAATGTCATTAAAATACTTGTCTGCGGTTTTTAACAACTCATCTTTATATCGGCGAATATAGCCGAACTGTTTACCTTTTTTCAGAAAGTCCCGTACCGCTTTGATTTTCCATTGGTAGGATTTACCAATTCCGCGTCCCCCAAGCACAATGTTGAAAAGCGCGTTATAAGATAACGTATTATTTATATCATAATACATAGAATCACCTCAACAGGATTTACAGGCAGAAATATTATAGCTTGCAAGGCCCGATGTTACAGACGGTCGGTTTCACCCGTTGCACTCCGCTGTAAATAGTATTTACATTTCCTGTAAATCCTATTATAATCATACCTGTAATTTACAAATTATGCCATGGATTTTTGTTGTTCAAATATGGATAAATGAATCAAATAGCTTTTGATAAAGTTTCTTTAACGCCCTATCAAATTCACCCCCTTATATTAAACTCTTTATCGACCAAAACAATTCCCCCGTCAACGTGAACGGGCATAAGTTTTCCGGTGTACGTTGCACACGGATGAAAGTTTTCCCATGTGACCTGTTCTTTTCCTTTATCCGGTAAGCCCGCACAAGTGACATATAATTTACCGTCTATTTCTTCAATGTATGTTTTCGGCCTTAAAAATCGCGCCCTTGTAAAATGGCTTTCGTGTGCCCACGCGCCAAGTTTATAATCATCTATTTCAATGAATTTTTTAATATCTTCCACAGGTAAAGTTGTGTGAATACTATCTGTATCGCTGTAAATGTACATGTCTTTACCGTATTTTTCTATGCTGTATTCCTTTATTTTCTGACTGGTTTCAATCGTGTATCTACGCGCGTAAGCCGTAATAAATGCACCGACAGGTAGATACAAGGCTTCCCTTGTTTCTGGTGGGGATGTTCTGTATTTCACGACACCCTTATCGAGGTACGGGTGCTTTTTCGCGCATATTGGGTCAAGAGCGAATTTACCGTACAAAGAATTCAACATGATTTTCGACCAATTGCGCATAGTGGGATTATGTTCTTTCCCTGCTTTTATTTTTTCCTGCATCCATTTATCTATATACTTTTTGAACAAATCTTTTGAAGCTCTGAATTTCCAACCACGAATATATTCTAAATTGTAAACGTTGTAATGCTTTAAAAACAACTCTAAATCTACATTTGTCAGGCAAAGGGGAACAATATCTCCATTACTCGTTGTTACATATTCGGTTTGCACAAAGCGGCTATTCCCTTTTAATTGAATTGTCGGCAAATATCCCTCTTTTAATTCAAACTCACATTTAAACAGTTGAATATATAGGAGGCGTTCTGAATCGTAAATGTATTCGCCCTCATAAAATTTCGGCTCACCCCATGGTAAATCACAGTAATACATCCGTGATGGGTACAAACTGTTCACATCAAATACATTCCCCTCACCTATGTCTTTATCGGCGTATATCGGGTTAAGATAAGTAAAGCCGCCTTTATAAGCTTTGCGTATATCCTTGTCGTAATTCGGTTCGGGGAATAACGTTCTAAACCTCTTTTTCCCTATGATGCTTTTAAAATCCTCCAGGGCGCAACTACCCTGCGTTAATTTTTCAAAGCCCATTTTAAAAATTCTATCTAACGCAAGTGACATTATTTGAACATCGTGTTTCAAATATTCGGTTTCTTCTTTTGTTAAAATGTGGTTTGTTCCACGTGGAACATTATAATCAATTTCAAGTTTCTGAATATCCAAGTGGAACGCTTTTGCAATTTCATCAACTGAATAATTCAACAGTTTCATACTGTCGCGCAGTTCTAAACTGTTTCCATTTTCAAACCGTATCTTTATTTTATAAAACTGCCCCATATCGGATATAAGCGCATTGAATTGTTTGTTATAAATCTTCTTTGTTTCAACATATTCATAACCATGTTTTAATAGATAGCTGATACAAAATTCACCATCAAATTTGAGATTGTGAAAATAAAGGATTAAATTTCCACTTTCTTCACATGTTCTGAAAAAACTTTCTATGCTATTTCCAATTACAATATTATCAATAACGCCGATTTCGCATACAGCCCAAGCCCAAACCCTGCAATCATTTTTATCAGTTGTAGTCTCAAAATCTGCGGTAAACATTACAAGTTTAAAGCTACTAAAGCGTTTTCAATTTTATTTATCATAGCATTTATAGCTTCTTCACCATAAGAATATTCAATTTCCAAATATGAGCCGTAAAAGGGGTCTTGGCTTGCGAAATAAAAATCTGTACCATTTATTTTACTTATCCGATCAACTAACTTATCACCAGCCGCACCGAAATTATTTTGAATCGCTTTAATATAATTTCTTTTATAACCATCATCCAAAAAAGTTAAATAACCGCTACGCCCACGATTTTGTGCAGTTTCCAGCCTTTTTTTGACTTCCATCAATGTACGACCGGTTCCTTTTGTTATGGGTCTTAAACTTTCTTGTTCAATCGTGTAAAATGACCCTCTGCGCTGTGCTTCCAGTATTTCAAACCTTTTCGTGGTTTGCTTATTCGCTTTCGTGATAGCACGTTCGACTTGTTCGCGGACAAACAACGGAACTTCCAAACTGCTACCCGCTTTGTATTTTACCATTTTCTGCTTTTCGGGCTTTGCCAATTCCTGTAACCGATTCAATTCACGTGCTATTTCTGCATCTGTCCTACCGCGCATTACTTCCGTGCGGGTCAATGTGTCGAGAATTTTAAACGCTTCATTTTTCGATTGCAATTGTAGCAAGCGCCTGTTGTATGCACGAATTTCTTTGTCGATATCCCTAGTCCTTAAATTCCCGGCGGTGTATTTCAATTTTTAACACCCACTTTCTAAATAGTGCGCCCCGGTTATCCGGGGCGCTGTTTTTCTCTTACTCGAAATCCAGAACCATAATCTTCGGTCGAACACTTTCACCAATTTTTGAACATGTAATAAAACCAGACTTCACATTGATTTTATTCATTCCATCATCAAAATCAGTCAAATCAACATCTTTTCGAAAAAATACTGAATAAAACATTCTGTCACCGTCGCTATTTTTTACGGAGGTGGAAGCGTAAAGTTTCCCATTACTACCTGTTTTTACCCAAAAAGTCAGCTCGCCTTTAACATCGAAAATTGTTTCTACGCGTTCTTTTGTTTCTGCTTTCTTTTTATAAGCCATTTTAAATTACTCCTATTCTAAAGTTAATCGGTTACAAGCGTACCGTGTTCTTTTACGATTTCTGCGCTGATTTCATAAGTGTTGTAAACTTTCTCTTTGTTCGCAATGCCGATAAACTTTTCTCCGTTGGCCTTCATTGCCTTTTTAAATTCTGCATCGTTCTTGTACAAACCGTCTACTGTTTCATAACAAATATTTCCGTCTTTTTCTTTAACTACACTGTAAATTCGGCCCTCATAAATCTTTACTTTCATTTTGAATGTCTCCTTTTATTTTTTGTGATTATATTATAAACGGCATTTAATAAAACGTCAACCCTCCTTTAGTCTTTTCTGCCGTTTCTGACTTCAAACATATCCCTGCTCATAATATGTTTTGTATGGGCAATTTTCACATTTATTAACTGTATCTTCTGTTTCTTTTACCTCTTTTATGGTATCAGAAATTTCATATAAAGCGTCCCTTATTTGCGCAAGTGCGTTTGTCAGACCTATGTCTATCATTTTAAATCCCTCCAATTAAAACCCGATTTAATTATAGCTACTAAACCCACTAAAGAACATATTATTAGCCCTGTTCCGATTGTTCTAAGGGCGTTTACAAAATCTATGTACATTTTATCACAACTTTCTTGAAATTAAAAACACAATTATAACAAACGTTAAAATTCCTAATATGTACGCTAATACGAGCATCTTTATAAGGTTAGTTAAACTGATAACCAACATTTTAATCCTCACAATTTCTATATGCATCTTTTAAAATTCCATCTTCCCAATAAACCAACCTGTGCTCTCCGTCGTTCATATTCACAAATCCATATTCAACCTCAGATAACATGTTTACACCATCTACCATTTGTAAAGCACTGTCAAAATCTAGTCTCGCCGCTTCGTTTAAAAATGCAATGTGTTCTTTTTTAAGTTTCATTGTAGTACCTCCGACTTTATAAAATCCGTTTTTATCTTCGTACAATATTTTGAAAGGTTTTCGTTTTCCTTTCACTGTCTATATTATAACATGGATTGTTTTATTTGTATTTGCATTATCGTCTCTTTCTATTTGTACTATTGTGTT